GTGTACGTCTCTTGTAATCCATCAACATTGGCAAAGGACCTGAATAAGTTAATGAAAAAGTACAAAATAGAGTACATGCAGCCGGTCGACATGTTCCCGCAGACCGCACATGTGGAAGTGCTGGCAAAATTAACATTGAAATAACAGGCTTTTTAAGCAAGGAATGTTAACATTGACCACATTTTGACCACATTCCTTGCATATTCTTTACTTTCCCACATAACTTTCAAACAACTCGACCGATTTTTCTTTCATATTTTCGGTTACATGTGCATATACATCTCCAGTTGTTTTGATTGAGCTGTGTCCGAGGCGTTCCTGAACCTCCTTTAACGACATGCCTGCTTCTAAACATATCGTTGCATGTGTATGTCGTAAATCGTGAAAACGGATTTTAGTTACACCAGATTCCTCTATAGCCTTATTAAACTCAAATGTCATTGTTCTTGGATAAATAGGCTTCCCTTTTTGAGTAGTAAATATTAAATCTTCATCTTGATATGATTTTCTTAAAGCCATTTTAAGTTTGTTTTGATGCACTTTCCATTCTTTCAATTCTTTGATTAATGACTCACCTACTTTAATATTCCGAACGGATGAGTTTGTTTTCGGTGTTGTAAACCGATAACCTTCTCTGTCATATACCAACGAGCGCTCTACACGTAAATAACCTTTGTCCTCATCCAAGTCAGACCATTTCAAAGCTAAGACTTCCCCTCGCCGACAACCTGTTTTTATAGCAGTGTTTACAATATGATACAGTCGATAGTTTGATAATTTCACATAATTAAGGAATCTATGCATTTCATCCACAGTCCATGTTTTCATTTCGGTTCGTCTCGGTCGAGGTTTTTCTACATCGATTAGTGGGTTTGCTGGGATAACCTTCCACTTCCTTGCTTGTTCAAGCGCTCCATAAAGAATTGTACTAATATATTCGACATAACGCGGGGATAGTCCATCATCAGATAAATCATTTATATATTTTTGTAAAATGATAGAATTGAGTTGAGACACCTTGTAATCACCTATAACTGGGATAATTCTATTCTTTGCACAATTTGTGTATTCTTTGAAAGTGGTTTCTTTCAATTTTCTTTTCATTACAAGTTCGAACCATTTTCCAAATAATTGTTTAACCGTAATGCCTTCAAGATCTACGTTTATTTCGCCTCTATCCTTCTTTTTTATTTCTTCAATAGCATCTAAAACTTTTTGGTAAGCTTCTTTCTTTCCGTCGGCACGTCTTGTAACTTGTCTTCTTTTTCCGGTAATCGGGTGTGGAGGTGCATCTTCTGTCACTTTCCATTTATATCCTTGTTTATTTTTTGCGGGTACCTTTTGATAGTAAGCCATCTTTTCCATTCCTCCTTTATCCAATCAATTGGTGTTTCAATTACTATCTACTACAGCGATGATTTGAATACACAGGCACACTTACGGTTTTCCTCACCTCCTTTAACTCTTTTAATGATTTATTTTCATTATTTAAGTTTTCGCTCCCTTCTTAAGAATATATGTTCTGTTTTGGGTTATAAAAGATGGTGTACTGGTGTACACCTTATGTTGAGAAAAATATTATTGCTTGTTTGATTCGATAAAATCTTTAGCCTCTTGGTATGTACTAAATTGCGTGATTGCAATTATTGTATCTCCATCTGATTCAATTCCAATAAACCCATCCTTTGCAATTAATAAATCAAATAGATCTTTATTTTTTAACGCTACAGATTCAAGCATTGTGATATTTCCTAATATATCTGTTGAGTAATCATTGAATGATGATCCAACTGGATATTTTTCTATAATTTCTTGCATAGTATACTTTGCTGCCTTCTGATCTTCGGTATAATTATTTGCTTCGGATAAATTATTACTTTGTTTTTCTTCATTATTGTCTTTTGTCTGTTCTTGTTTTTTATTTTGCTCGTCATTTATATTTTCTTTTTTATCTTCACCGCTTGAAGAAAATACTTCTTTTAACTCATTTATATTTTCCTTAGATTCTTCAACTGCGTTTTGATATGCACCAATACCGTAAAATACAAAAATTAGAACAATAATAGTCCAAAACCAAATTCTCTTGTAAAATGGTTTTTTATTTTTTTCATTCGTTGTCACTTTCATGCCACCTCCTTATAGTCCTCTTCTTAATCAGGTATATATACCAAGAATTACCATAAAATAAACATCACAAAAACTTTTGAACTACTTCTACCAATTTATCCCTAAAGTTCATAATATCTGAAACTTTCTCTACAGGATGTGTTGTTCGTTCATCATCGTTAAATTGGATGTATTTATTAGAGGTGTTAAATCCGAGTCGACAAATCCATTTACGTATATTGTCATCAAGTAGGATATTAAAGTAACTACGATTATCACGATGATAAATACGATTATCATCAACAACATCTCTTAGTAAAATTTTTATAGTGACATATCCCTCCAGTTCTTCCTCAGTTGTTACAATATCCGGTGTAGATTCTTTTTCAACGTCATTATCTGTATCATTCACTTTAATGTTAACTTCTTCTGTTTTTGGTTCGTCTTCTGTATTAGTATTTTTTAGAGCTGCATTTAATTTGTCATTTACCAATTCATTAATAAATTGTTTAAAGCCTTTTTTAATAATTGGTTCGAATTTTTCAACAGTACTTTTAGTTTTCACACCGTCATATATTTGTGAAATTAAAAATCTTGTATATTCTTCGGACGGATTATCCCATTGCTCATTTAGAAACTGTTTAATTTTATTCAGGTATTTTAATTCTGAAGCTGTAGTAAAAATACTTTCTAAATCAAAACTAGTTTTCTTAAATTTTGCTAGTTCAGCAATAGCATTATCTTTTAAATCAATTAAGTTAAATTCAAAAAAAGGGGAAGAGTCCATTTTGTTTTGTTCTTCTAGATCCGTATAGAAGCGATATATAATCCCATTGGTGAGAATTGCAAACTTAGCACTAGTCGTTCCGAAATATCTAAATAACTGAGAGTCATGTCTTTCTAATTTTTCATTAACTGCCTTTGCTTCAATAAGTATTACTGGTTTACCATCACTCATAATGGCATAGTCAACTTTCTCTCCCTTTTTGATTCCTACATCCGCAGTGAATTCGGGAGTAAATTCTTCAGGATTAAATATGTCATAACCTAGAATCTGAAAAAACGGCATAATAATAGAAGTTTTTGTAGCTTCTTCTGTAGAAATTGTGTTTCTAACTTTAATCACTCTGCTTGATAAACTTTTTAATTGTTCGGTAAAATTATCAACCATGTTACTTACCACCTTTATAGGTATTTTTAATTACAGCCTAACTTTCGATAAAACGTTCCATCTCATACGGGATTCTGTTTTCCCTTAATACATCGTATTTTGTTTCATAATCTTGCAAATTTTTATCATATAGTAATAGGTTGACAGCGAATTCATTTGCTTCGCGTTCGATTTTGTCTATTGAATACAAAGTATTTCGTCTTAAAAACGGTGTATTTAATTTTGTATGTAACACAGCGTGACCAAGTTCATGTCCGCAAACAAAGCGCTTTTTACCATCTGTTAGATTACTGTTAATAAAGATAAAACTGTTTCTTCTTTCGTACTTGTAAAATCCCCAAATTTCTTCATGCAAATTCCAATAAACGACATGTATATTTTTAAAACCAGATATTTCAAAGGGACAATTTGTTTTATATTTTTCGGTAAGCCTGTTTACTTCTTTTTCAATCCAATTCAATTTATAACGCCTCACATTCCTAGTCGTTGTCCTTTCTATACTTTTTAGGAATGTACTTCTTATTTAACCTTTGTGCCTGCTTTACCGCATATTCCATAGCTTCAAGTAATGATTCTTTTGCTTCTTCACTCAAAGGCTCTCCATAAAAACTTAACCCACCATCAGCTGTAAGATCCTTTTTTATTTTTTCCATTCGTTTTGCTATGTCTTTTTCGTCTTTTGCAGTTAATGAGGCATTGTAGGTGGTGGATAGTTCTTTCTTTGCCGACATATCACCTTTTCCAGTAAGTAACCATCTATAGGACACCTCATATAAATCAGCTAAAGTCGCTAAGGTGTTAGAATCAGGCTCACTTACGTTATTTTCATACCCACTTAAGGTTTTATTATTAATATTAGTTCTTTCTTTAACTTGTGTTTGCTTCAATCCTTTTTTCTCTCTGGCCAAACGCAACCTCTCACCTAGTGTGGACATCTTAACACCTACTTTCTAAGAACATGATAACAGATTCTTAAAATAGCGGAAAATAATTCTTAGAAATTTTGAATTTTTGCTTGACATCTTAGAAATTAAGAACTATAGTATAGACATAAGGTTCTTAGAATTTAAGAAAGGAGAATATACCTAATGAAAATGTGTGCGCGCTTAAAATATTACATTGAATCAAACGGTTTAAAATTAAATTTCGTTGCTGAAAAATCCGGTATAAATCAAAAAAGGTTCTATAGGCTTATCAACGGTAACGCTCCGTTAACCGTAGAAGAATACGAAAAAATTTGTAGTGGTCTTTCGGTTGAACCAGGATATTTTTTTAAAGAAAATTTCTTAGAAACTAAGAAAAAACAAAATAAAGAAGTCAGTTAGGTGGTGAGCTAATGAATCAGTTACAAGTTTTTAACCATTCTATGTTTGGTGAGTTACCAATCCTAGTTGTAAATAATACTGAATGTTTTGGTGCAGTTGAAGCTGCTAGATCTTTAAGTTTTGGAAATCCTTATGACGCAATTAAAAATCACGTCGATGAAGATGACCTAGCCGTCCACGAGGTCATCGATAGACTTGGCAGAAAACAACAAAAGAAATTCATAAATGAATCAGGATTATACAGTTTAATTTTTGGTGCAGCTAAACAAGGAAACAATCCCGAAATCAAAGAAAGAGCAAAAAAATTTAAACGGTGGGTTACATCGGAAATTCTACCATCAATCAGAAAAACAGGATCATATCACGCTGGTATAGATGAAACTCAATTAAGTCCTGAACTTCAAATAATGAGTCGTATGATTAAATCTTTAGCCAAAGCTGAACTTGAACAAAAGCGTTTGGAAAACGAAATTAAACAAACCAATGAACGAATAGATAACGTTTCAAACATCGTTGCACTTAATCCAAAAGATTGGCGGTCAGAAGTGAATAAAATTATTAATTCAATAGCTTTTAAACACAGCAAAGATAAGTCATATAGAGACATTCGCAATGAAAGCTATCAAATGCTAGAAACACGTGCCAAATGTGATTTAGAAAGACGACTTCAAAACAAACGTAAAACCATGGCATTAGAAGGAGCGTCAAAAACACAAATCGATAAAACCAACAAGATGGACGTCATCGAAAGCGACAAGCGACTGACCGAAATCTATTTAGCCATTATTAAAGAAATGGCGATTAAATACCAAATATCACTAAACGGAAGGGCGATATAAATGCTTTATGTAAAAACCAAATTAAATGATCAGTTCGAAATCAAAGTTGAACTTTACGAAGATGAAATTATTACAAATTGCGGAAACTGTGGCAAAGAGTTGCCGGTAGAGCCGGAAGAAATCGCAGAAATAATCAGTAATGGTTGCGATTTCGTAGGAACTACATTTTATTGTGAAGATTGCTCTAAAGGAGTGGTTACCCGTGATTCAAGTCAATCTTGATTTAGTCAACGAAGAATTTCGCCAAATTCTCCGAGAAGAAATCAAAAACGCTGTAGCTGATGTCATCCGGCAAAATCAGTTACCGCCAATGCTTACAAGAAAACAATTAATGGAACTTTTCCAAATCGGACCAACAAAGTGTTCTGAACTTTTAAACCGAGCCGACTTTCCGGTTTTACGGGAGGCAGGTGTACTAATTCCAACACACCTACTGTTCAAATGGATTGAGAAAAACACTAGATGGATGGAAGAAAACACTAAATATTTCAAAGCTATTTAATTTCTAATCTAAATATACAGTCAGTTCTTGTATATAAAAATACGCTTTTGAATACAAAGGGGGAGTAAAAATGATAGGGGAAGCTCTTCGAAAACTACGAGAGGCAGAAGAGCTTACTCAAGAGCAACTAGCGTTTGACCTCAACGTGAGTAAGCAACTTGTTTCGCACATTGAAAACGGAAGAAGAAAAATGCAAGAAGATATTGCACGGGCGGCACTAACTACATATGACTGTCCGGAAGTCGCAACAGAACTTATTTATGAATTTAGTGGTGGTTATACATCTCCATTGTTATCAGGAAAGGCAATCGAGCGGCATCGGTTAGCACTTGAGGAGTTCGCCATCCGAGAAACCAAAGAGGCAATCAAAATACTGGATGAAGTAAGTTTGATTAAACCGCCGGGAGAGACCACCAAGGAAGAAAGGGAAAGAATCGCTCAAGTAATTGATGAACTGATTGACGCAGAGGCGGCAATAAATAACTTAAAAGCCGTTCTTTCAAAAGAATACAGAATCAGTTTAAAAAAACGGTACGAAGGACGTAAACCAGTTTGGAAAGCGAAAGGGTGGATCTGATGGAATTTAACTATGCAGAGTTTAAAGAGAAGTACGGTGAGGAGGCAGCAGACTTACTACAAACAGAGATTGAAATTTTAAACGACTTTGATATGAAATGGCAGCTTAAAATCATTAAAGAAAACAATATCTGGGTAAGTATTATGTTGGTTACACAACTAGATATAACGTATTTAAAGGTTTACAAGCAGTCAAAAGCAATCAGCTCTAACCGTTTATGCAAACTAGACTGCGAACAAGCATTAAAAATGATGAAAGAACTGGGGGCATAAACATGGACTTTGCAGACATTTATCTATTAGCAATTGTATCAGTAGGAATGGTTATCTCTTATAAAATCATGCGTGATGAAGAAAAAGAGGAAAAAGCCAAAATGAAAAAGCGATAGTCGCGGCAAACAACTATCGCAAAACCAATCAACAAGTTAATTATATACGACGGGTTTAAGCCCGTCAACATGGCCAGGAGTTATCGACGCCTCTTGGCCATGTTGATTGGCTTAAAAGTCAATCTCTAGCTGTCTTTTTTCAATAGAGCGGGAACGGGCGATGATATGAGCCGTGCCGGAATACATGCGAATGGCGTGGAAAACCATTCAGGTCACCGCGATGACGTTGCAAAACATGAGGTAGTGGCGGAATAGGTAGACGCTAAAGCACGCCCTTAATGAGGCAAGTATATAGGCAGTGGAAATATGCTTGGGCTGGACGATCGCTGTCATGCAAGGTGCAAATCCTTGCCTACCTCACCAAAATAATGGGGAAGGAGTGAAAATATGAAATCCGGAGATAGAGTTTTGTCATTGCCGGTCATTAAAGAGATTGTTCCAAGTGGCTCTCTAGGTACAGTACAAAAAATTTATCCAGATGGCTGGGGAATTGTAAAATTTGATGACGGAATCAGTCTATTAATTAGATTAAACGGAAATTTTGAAGTAGTTAAGGAGTGAAAATATGGCAATCGACATTCAGGACCCACGAATCACACGAACACTTAGGACAGGCTATCCAGAGCCGGTTAATGATAAGCCATTCGGTGATGATTTTTTCGGGAATGAGATTATGCCGGGGGATGAGTATTTAGAATGGGAAGATGATATTTTTCGGAAAGATGATATTTCCTTTGATTTGCAGCAGTTCCTTTTACATCTTGGCGCAAAGGAAAAAACCGCAGAATAAAACTCCCACCAGGCAATAACGGGAGTTACCTTCAAAACTATTAATTTACGATAATTTTAGCACAATTTAAGGAGGTTTGCAAATGGCTACAGTTTTAGCAAGTACGGTTGATATGAGCAAACAAGAGTGGCTGTGGAATCGTAAAAAAGGTATTGGCGGAAGTGATGCAAGCGCAATTTTAGGATTTAACCCATGGAAGTCGGCCTTTGAATTGTATATTGAAAAAACCAGTGATGAAGTGCGAGAAATTGACAACGAAGCAATCCATTGGGGAAACGTTCTAGAAAATGTTGTTGCAGAAGAATTTACACGGAGAACAGGAATAAAAGTTCGTCGTCGCAATCAAATGCTTCGACACCCTAAACATGAATTCATGATTGCAAATATAGATCGTGATGTTGTTGGAGAAAGAGCATTACTTGAATGCAAAACAACGAATGCATTCAATATTGAAGCTTGGGAAGGGGAACAAATCCCTCCCGCTTATATCTGCCAATTGCAACACTATATGGCGGTTTTAGGATATGAAAAAGCATATATTGCAGTGCTGATTGGTGGTCAAAAATTCGTTTGGAAAGAAGTCGAACGAGATGACGAATTTATTGAACTGATGATTGAAGCAGAAAGGAATTTCTGGGAAAACCATGTTTTGAAAGGTATTCCACCGGAAATAGATGGAACACCATCAGCAACAGAATTGCTCAATAAAATGTACCCAAAAGATAATGGTGAAATTGTCATGTTGGAATCGGACAAGGCTGAAATGCTTATTGAAGCGATTGAATCCATCAAGGCGGAAGTTAAAGAAAAACAAGTGCTTCAAAAAGAGTACGAAAACAAACTGAAACTGATGATTGGTGAAGCACAAACGGGAGTTACACCAAGGTTTGAAGTAAATCTCAAAACATATGAACGAAACTCCATCGATACCAAGAAACTTAAAGCAGAACTTCCGGATATTGCTGAAAAGTACATGAAACAAACATCATATAGACAATTGAAAATCAAACAAATTGAACAGGAGGCAATCTAATGGCCGAGTTTATAGTACAAGAGGTCAAAGAAATTGTTATAAAAACAACAATTGATGCTCCCGATGCTGAAACAGCTTTAAGTTGGTATAAATCACGAATTAGACAAGGGAAAAGAGTGGAAATAACAAATTATTCAGAGGAAACGCATATAACGGTTTATGAAGCGAAGGAGGAAAATAAATGGCAACAGTTGATGAAATGAAAAACCAATTAGCACAAAAAACAGGAAAGGCGGCTGCACCTGCCAAGGACAAGCCTAAAACTCTTGAAGATTATCTTAAACAAATGGCACCGGCAATGGCCGAAGCATTACCAAAGCACATGAGTGTAGATCGTTTAACACGGTTAACCATGACCACAATTAGGACAAACCCGGAACTTAGAAAAGCTGATGTTCCTAGTTTACTAGGAGCTGTGATGCAAGCAGCGCAATTGGGATTGGAACCAGGCTTACTAGGACAATGTTACTTGCTTCCGTTCAAAAACAACAAAAAGGAAATTACCGAAGTACAATTCATTATCGGTTATAAGGGCATGATTGACCTAGCACGACGTTCAGGTCACATCCAATCCATATATGCTCATGCAGTCTATGAAAATGATGAATTTGAGTATGAATTAGGTTTAGAACCTAAATTGGTTCATAAACCAACTATGGAAGCTGATAGAGGTAAATTTATTGGAGCGTATGCAGTAGCGCACTTTAAAGATGGTGGATATCAATTTGAATTTATGCCAAAAAGCGAAATCGAAAAGCGCAAGAGCCGTTCAAAAGCTGCATCATCTAAGTTTAGCCCTTGGCATACGGATTATGAGGAAATGGCAAAGAAAACCGTTGTTCGTCATATGTGGAAATACTTGCCGATTAGCGTTGAAATTCAGCAACAAGTTGCTTATGACGAAGGAACGGCACGAAGTATCAAAGATATCACTCCAAACGATGATGTTTTCCTAGAAGCTCCGGAACATGACATTATCGATATAGAAGAACAGGAAGAAAATGAACCATCTGAACAACATGCTGAATCAGAGCAGACAGAACAGACAGAGGTAATATTCGATGATGTTCAGTGAAACGCCAACAAAAGTTCTCCTCCCAAACTGGATCTGGGAGGAGGCCCAAAATGAAGAACACTTTAAAAAGCTTGTACTAGATTATATGCGAAGATATCCGGAGTATTCCATCAAAAGTGTAAAAGGGAAATTTGCAATTTGTGCTCGTAAATAAGAGGGAAGGAGGGCATAACAAGCATGAACTACATAAAACAGATTAACGCATTCTATGATCGGCTCGAGACGAATTCACTTAGCACATCAGCAATTGCTTTATGGCACGCGTTGATGCATATAAACAATAAGGCTGGATGGCAGAGAGAATTCTCGGTGGCTGTATCGGTGTTATGCGTTAAGACCGGCCTTTCCGAAAGAACAATATCTAATGCAAGAAATGAATTGAAACAAAAGAAATTCATAGATTTTAAATCACGCAAAGGGAATAAATCAGCAGTTTATATATTAGAAGATTTGTCAGAAACTATTGCTCGCAATCTTTCCTACAAATCAACCGATAAAGAAAATTTGCAGGAAATAAATGCCGACAATTCTTCCGACAAAAATAGTGTGTCGGCAATAAATGCCGACAGTGTTTCCGACAATCTTTCCTACAATGTTTCCGACAGTGTTTCCGACAATCTTTCCGCATTAAATAAACTAAACGAAACAAAACAAAACGAAACTAATATAGCTGCTGCTAATAGGCAAGCAAATAATAGGCAAGCAAATTTTTTTAATCAGTACATGCTTTGTTTTAATGGACAACCTAATCCAATCCAGATTGAAGAGATTAACAGCTTTATAGACAATGACGGGTTGAGCGAAGAAGTAATTTGTCTTGCATTTAAAAAAGCTGCTGAAGCTGGAGCTAAATATCCATACGCAAGAGCTATTTTGAACAGTTGGGCACAAAAAGGAATTAAAACCATTACTGACGCTCAAAAGGAACAGAAGGAAAGATTAAAAAAACAAACTAACAATAAAAAACGTGTTGAACCAGTTCCGGATTGGCTTAATAGCAGTGAGCAACAAAGTCAAGAGCAAAAAATTGACGAAAAAAAGAAAAGAGAGCTTGAGGAACGTTTGAAAAAGTACAGGAAGGAGGCGTAATTATGATTATGTATAGAACGGTAAACATGGTTAACGATTTGAAAAAACAGTCAATCATCAATGAGTTGTTGGCAATAGGCTTTGATGGTGATGGCGCTAATAATCTATATGATCTTGATTATTACGAGCTTAAAAGATTACTGGCTGTAGAACGGATACGGAGGGGGTAGGAGGGATAAAAATGCGTGAGATTAAGTTTCGAGGAATAGCGTTAATGTCAACAGAGGAACTAGATGTGTTGAAAATTGACCACAAAAATGGCTGGGTATACGGAAATCTGGTGATGAAAGAAAATGAACCCTATATCGTAGGGAATATTGTGGAAGTAACAGATGAATATATTACCCACGATTTTTGGGTTCGAGTAATTCCTGAAACAGTAGGTCAATGCACTGGTTTTAAAGACGATTGGGACGTTGATATTTACGAGTATGATATCGTGAAAGACCCAGATGGGTATTTATGGGTTGTTTTATTTAAAAACGGTTCTTGGGTTCTTAGCGGCGGTGAATATGATTTAGAGGAAGACATTTTTGAATTTGTTAATTGGATCGAAAAAGGTAAAAAAATAGATGTGTTGGTTGTTGGAAATTGGTTTGACTCGCAAGAATTAATGGAGGAACAGCATGGTTAATCGTCACAGGGCTTATTGGAGCAACATGGGTACAAGTAAATACGAGTTTGAACCGGATAAGCTGGACAAGGATATAAAAACCAAACAGGAGCGATACAACCGTAAGAAAGACACTATCAAAGCCATGTTCGAAGGCATGATGAAAAGTGATCCAACACGGCAAGATGAAACATACCAAATGTTTGTTGAAACGTTAAAGGGGTGGAGGGAGAAGCATGAGAGAACGGTTGGAAGAAATAAAAAAAGAACTTGAATTAGATTGGTCTGATATTTCTTATGTTGTAAATCAAGTTGATGTGAAATGGCTCATCAATCGTGTTGAGGAATTGGAAGAAGAAAGAGACGAATGGAAAGATACTGCTCAATCTTATTACATGACGAACCAAGAGTTAAGAGAACAAAACAAACGATACAAACAGGCTTTGGAGTTTTATGCAGACCCAATGATATGGAGAGAAGGAAACCGCATTAAAGGTAATACCTTCGAAATGCCATTAGCAAATAATGATAATGGGCATAAAGCCCGGAAAGCGTTGGAGAAGAATTGAAGGTGAGTAAATGACAGTGACGAAATCAAAGAAAAAGAACAAGTATTTTGCTAAGAAAAAGATTGTTTCCGGAATTGAGTTTGATAGCATTGCAGAATCAGAGTTTTATAA